AGCATATATCCTTCCTGCATAGTTTTTAATTGACTTTGTTGACTCAATATCGGTTCCACCAGAAGCAGGAGAGATTGTTTGAATTAGAGAAATATCTCTATCAACCACATTATCATTATTATCGTATAAGTTACCTACAAACTTAAATTGATTGGCACCATTACCAGCTTCACCATCAGTTACAATGTAACTTACTTCAATGACGTTACCAGTTTCTAGTTTATTGCCAAAATTACCATCACCAAAGATGAGTTCATATCTCTCATCTGATATTTCTTGGATAAAGTAAATTTTTGAATCACTTTCAACTTCCATAATAGATTCTGAAAGTTTATAGGCAACACCAACATCACTAAAGGAACTATTTTTTACTTTTACTCTTAAGGTATTATAGTCAATTCCTGGGTTTGATAGGATAAATCTCTGGCTAGAATCATTTTCATCAACAGTAAAGGTTTCTTCTACTAGTGAACCTTGATATACTTTGAGATTATTAAAGGATGCTTCATTATTAAAAACTACAGATGTTACATCATCAGGGACACAGAATACAAAATTTAATGATGTATTACGACTTGCATTGAGTGCAACGATTCCCTTTCTAAGAGTAAGAGAACGAGGAGCAGTAGGGAACTCTGAAGTATCAACGAAGAAACTAATCTCTGCAGTTGCAGCAATTCTTGGTCTTGGTAGATATCCAATATTTCTTGCAAGAGAAACCACGTTCTCTCTTAGTGTCGCACCATCAATGAATACTTCATTACTTAACATGTTTGCATTGTAAGATGCAATGTAAGTATTATACGCAAGCATGTCAATTACAAGGGATAGTGTTGATCCCTCATAATCATAATCAGTAAATTTACTATTAGACTTGAGATAACGTTTAATAGTATCTTTTATTTGTTCAAAATCTAGACTGGTGAGATTTGTAATTGTCATTTATCTTGTTGCTTGAAGTACAAATGAAAGATCTTCTATAGTTGCATCAATACCAACTATTCTATATCTAATAGTTATAGCATATTGACCAGAATCATAATCTGGACGACAAATCACTCTAACTAAAGAGACTCTTGGTTCATAAAGATTAATGACTCTAGATATTTCATCCTTAATTTGATCAGCTGTGATGTCACTTATGTTGTCAAATAGGAGTCTTGAGATCCCAGAACCTAAAGTTGGGTTAAAAAACCTCTCACCAGCAGAAGTTAGCACTAAATTACGAACGGATCTTGCGATTGCAACGTCATTTTTTAGTGTAATTAGGTCTTGACTTAGAGGATTTTGTTTAAAAGTCAAACTTAGATCTAAAAATCCTTGACTTTTCCTCTCTAAAGGCATTAGATTACAAAATAGGTATTATCATTTTATTTATCCAACCAAAATCACTCTTTTCTTTCAGTATTTTTGAGAGATTTTCGGGGAGAAACGGCGGCGCGGGGTCAATTTTCAGTATTCTCTTCGATTTTTTCTCTCTCTTTCGAAGTTTTCCAAAAATATTCGTCTTCACGACCCATTCCAAGACGTTCAAAACCATTCTCTACTTGATAATACTCAGTAGAAACCTTAAAATCAGGCATCTTGGGTTCTACAGGAGTCAAACTATTATCAAAAATACGTAATCTATTGTTTGGATACAGAGCATATTGCCCATTCTCAAGTTCTATAAGGTTATGGGACTTGTGCTCCGCAGGATTTTCACTCGTTGCCCAGTCAACCATATCAGGATCTCGGTGATAATTATCTAAAGTACATATATAAGTACCTTTTTGAATCCCAAAGTCTCTTGTATAACACTCAAAGTCCATCGATCCAATAAATTTCTTATCGATAGACACTACACCATAGTCCATACAATTCCAAAATTGCAAATTAGGAAGATCCATATCAGGATCAGGAAGGTTTGGAGTAGATAGAAAAGCACTTATCGGTAACTTATCATACATTGCAGCATACTCAGGTAGATAAGTCTCAAAATAAAAAGCACGTCCAGGTATGGACTTTGCCGATACCCAGACGCCCTTTACAAATTCTCCATGCCCACTTTGGTGGTCAGTTAGATATTCTTTACGAACCCATACTTCTAGGGAAGGTAAATTAGTAATTAAGCAAGACATAGAGATACTATATTGATTCTATGTATTATATTTAATGACCTTGACCACGATAACGTTTCTTACGACCATTGCGAGAGGTAGCAGAAAGTTTCGTGTTTTTTGACCGACCTTGGCGAGTTGTCTTTGGTTTCCCAGGCATGAATTGTAGACCAGAAATACCAATCTTAGATTTAACAGCCATGTAACTCCTTTGAATTTACCTCTCTATTCTACATTATCATCGCAAGGTTGTAAAGGGGTGATGCGATACTTAAAGACCCCTTCTAGGTGCTTCTCGATGGGTATCTGCGTCATTCCGCAGTGTACATCCTTAAAGTCATGTCGTGCAAAACAACCAATTTTAAGAAAACCTTTATCTTCAGAAGTATGACTACTAATATAATATGATTCTAAAAGACTATCTAATCGATTCGTATAAGATTGTGAATTAAAATATACGTTTGAACGTGCTTTAACATTTTTCCAGAATGGAGTATCAAACTCAGAACCATATGAATAATACCAAGATAATGATAAGAAATACTCAGTCATTGCACTTAAGTATGATTCATTTGCTTCTTGATATGCTATATGAGTTCTACCATTTTTTAAGAAATCAACAATATCTGATGCAACAGAATCATAATATAAAAGTGATAGTGCTTCTAATGGTTCAATGAAAAATAATCGATTCCCATTATATGCTTCATAACGATTCTGTATTACTTTCTTAGAAAATCTCGGAGTCCATGAAATTTTCTTTCCTTCAATCTGAGGATCTGATAGTTTATCATTATACAAATATCCACACTTTGTGATTCCACGATCTGGGAATGGTAAACCAAATTCCCATCCATCTGGTGTTGCTGTGTGTAATGTGTAAGTAGGATCATCAATTGTATCCCGTGTATAAAGAATTGCAGAGTTTACAGTTTCAAAGATTGGTTTGTAATACTCTGATTTATCATTCCATCCAGCACAATTAACTACAAAGTCATATTCTTTACCATTAATAATAACTTGATCATCTTCACAATCATATCCATTAACACGTTCTGCATGATAAACAATACCACGTTCATTCTCTAAATGATCGTGAATAAACTTATTTAAAATTCCACTCTCAAAATGAAATGCAGATTCTCCACCACTAAAATGATGTCTAAATGATTTTCCCTTTCCCCACTTTAGATACTTGATACCATTCTTAAAAGAAACAATACCAGCATCAGCAAGCTCACCAATACTAATATCTAAAACTCTAAAAATTAATTGTTGTATATGTGGTGTTGTAGATTCACCAACACTTAAAGGTTTTACATCTGGATCATAAAAAAATTCTACATCATGATCATTCTCGATCAGATGTAGAGCAGTAATAATTGCAGATGTACCTTTACCTATAATTGCAATTTTCATTCTTCATTTGTAATTGTTTCAACTTCTAATAGATCTAAATCAATTTCTTTATTCTCATTATATTTTTCTAAAGCTAACTCATGAAGAATATCAACTGCTTCTTCATGAGTTATCTGTGAATAGATCTTTCTACCTTGATAGTAGATATTAACCATTTTAGATTACCCGAGTCTTCTCGTGTCCTACACGAATTCGTGGATCACACCAAATATCAAATCCTTTCTCTTTTGCATCAAGACAGAATGATACGTCTTCTCCACACATATCTTGTACTGCTCCAGACTCAAAGACTTGCATCTTAGGAGCAAACCAAGGATACTCTAGATTCTCAAATACTCCATTCTTAATTAGTACCCATCCAAAACCAGTGTAGTCAACTGTAAATGGTTTCTTACGATTAGGTAGTGTCTCAATGGTTTCATGATTCATAACTCCACCATTACTACGGAAATCTTCTTCCTCTAACCAGTGTGCAACAGAAGAAGTCTTACCATCTTCAGTTAGATACCAACCAGCAACAACTTCCTTCTCACTACCATCAGCAGCAAGTGCATTATCACATAGTTGCCAGAACTTCTCAGTGTTGAATACAATATCACTATCAATCCATAGTTGATAATCATACTCTAGTTTACCATCCCATGGTTTCTGATTTGGTCCTCGCAATACATTAGCACCAAGTACCTTGCAACGTGCAAAGTTAACCATAGAAGAATAATCCTGCGAGATCTGAATACTCATTCCATTCTGTACAAGATCAAAACAAAGTTGTACAAAGTTCTTTAGAAATGTGAAAGAACATCCTCGACCAGGAAGACAGAAAACAATTTTCTTGCCTCGCATACGTTCTTTGATTGCCTCATAGTCAAAGTCTGCAGCTGCAGTCTTCTTGGGGGCATTTGCCTTTACAGTAAATCCTTTTGCCATAGTTTTTAATAACCTTCAGTTCAATTCTATCAGTGTACAATTAAATTGTCAATATGATGCTTCTAATACCATATCCTTATTTACGATAACCTCCTCATATGAAAGATCATCCTCGGTATAGTTAGTTTCGATTAAACCGACCATCCTATAAAGTGTGTCCCATGTAATCTTGAATTCTTCTTCCTTGATTGAATGGAAGACACACGTTTTGTTAATGTAGATATGATAAAGCTTTTCCATAATGGACCAAAATTTTTTTGCGAAATTTTTTTGATGAATTTTGAACTCATCGATGAATTATATATGCGACCTCTGAGGGTCGGTTTTTACTCTGAAAATTTTTTTCTGATCATTATAACGAGGTCGAATTGTCACCTCTGTAGGTTAGGTTCCCATTGGTTTTTTATTATAATAACAAATAAAACGTATATACTGCTATAACGAATTACGAATAAATCACGATTAACTGCTATAAAGAATAACGAATAAACTGCGATTAGTTTGTTATTCTTTATATCAAACGTTTAGTTTATGATATAATTGAAAAACGGGGAGAAAGTATAACTAACTCCCCGTTCCAGTTAGGTATTAGAATTCGATGGGATTTGCAGTTGGTTGAGTGTTAGAATCCTCTGCGGATTGATCCTCCAGGATGATATCGAGAATGGACAGAATGTCATTCCCAGTGTTACCCTGACGGAGCATACCGAGTGCAATCGAACGGGACATAATGAAGAAGAAAAGTGTAGAGAACTGGTGTGAGACTTTTAGTGACATTCTCCAGGTCAATCAGTTAGTATTAGTAACGGATGTTGAATTGAGGATCGGGACGTATTATCTCCGACGCATCATTGAGACGATCTGAGATAAAGAAACGTGCGTCCTTTGACTGATAAAGAAGGACACCAATCACGATCAGGAGTAATACTTTCACTTGGTTTGAGTAGAAGTTAGCAGGACGAGACTTGGTGAGGGTTTTGTACATAATTTCAGAGATCTTGCATCATCTCA